GGGCGTCGCCGCCACGTCGATCTTGCCGGTCGAGGTCTTCACGAAATCCGCCCCTGCGAACATGGAGAGCAGCGAAGCCCGTCGGATCAACTCCGGCGTTTTCAGCGCTCCCGACTCGATGATGACCTTCAGCACGACGTCTTCGTCCAGCTCCGAGCGGATCACCTCCACTTCGTTGGCCGCCTCGTCGTATTCGCCCGTGAGCATTCGTCCCACGTTGAGCACGATGTCTATTTCGTCGGCTCCGTTCTCCACGGCCATCGCCACTTCGAGCGCCTTCACTTCGAGGTAGGTCTGCGATGCGGGGAATCCGCCGCCGACGCTCGTGATACGCATCGGCGTGCCGTCCACGGCCACACCGACGGTCTCGACGAACGAGGGGTAGATGCAGATCGACGCCACGTTGGGAATATGCGGGTATTTCTCGTAAAACTCCGCGGCCTTGCGGGCGAACTCCGTGACGGAGGCCACCGAGTCGTTGCACGAGAGTGTCGTGAGGTCGATGGCCGAGTAGCAGAATTTATAAACTTCCGCGTTGTGGTTGCGCTCCCCGGCGGCCTTGCGGATGCGGGCTACCTCTTCCTCCACGCGTTCCGCGCTCCATGCCGGGGCGTATTCCTTCAGGTGATTGGCGTATTCCATGGTATCGCTGTTTTCGACAAAATTAGAAAAATTATTCGATCTCCGCCCCTCTCCGGCCGAATTTATTTTCTGTTCCGGAGGCCTCTCCGGGCTTTCCTGCTTTCGGGAACGGCGTCCGGATTCCTTTTCCGAAGAGGCCGGGCTGTTTCGGGGGCGCTTCGGAATGGCATCCGCGGCCGTCCCCGGAGTCGTTGTGCGAGTCGTATCGGACATGGCGTCCGGGCGATACGTCCGGGATTGTTTCGGAATGGCCCCGCGAAATCATGTCCGGGACCGCTCGATCCATATCCGTGTCGGCGGGCGTGTGCTTCTGCGCAACCGCCTGCCTCCGCACATTGCCCTCTCCTCTTATTTCCGTCTGTTTTTGCGTTTGGGGTTCCCCGCGGACGGCCGTCCCGTTGCTCTGCATTCCTGCCGCCATCCCTTTCCTGCGGCGCTCTCTCTTTTCCTTCGTATGCGCTTCCCTGCAAAAAGAGAGCCCGCGAAGGTCCGGGCTCTTTCGCAGCGGAGATTCTCCGCCTCTTCCGAATTATTTCTTCAGTGCCTTCAGGTTCACGTCCTTGGCGGCCTTCTTGGCCAGCTCGGGATTCTTCGACGTAGCGCTCTTGAGCTGAGCCTCGGCGCTCTTCATGTCGCCTTCCTTTACGGCGATCACGGCGCGCAGGTAGTCGGCGTCGGCCGAATTGTCCTTGGCGATGGCCTTCTTGGCGCCGGCCAGGTCGTTCGACTGTACCAGTGCGATGGCGGCGTTGTAACCCTCGAGGTTCCGGGCCGCGGTCTTGTAGTCGCCCTCGGCGGCAGCCATGGCGGCCTTTGCCTGAGCGTCGGCGGCTGCGGCGTACTTCTTGGCCTCAGCGGTGTTGTTGTTGGCGAGGTTGGCCAGCAGGAGGTTCTTGTTCAGCTCCTTCGACGAATCCAGCTTGGCAGCCTTCTCGAACGATTTCAGAGCGGCGGCCTTGTCACCGGCCTGCGTCTGGGCAACGCCGAGGTTGTTCCATACGCGGGCGTCGTTGAACTTCTTCGAAGCGGCGGTCAGGATGGCTACCTGCTCCTTCGGGCAGTCGGTCAGCTCCTGAGCGGCGAAGAGGTACTCCTCGACGGTCAGCTCTCCGCCGTTGCGGTAAGCGGCCATGATCTCGGCGTCGGTCTTGCCCTGCAGGTCGGTGGTGTTCACGATCTGCGAGCGGCGCAGCTCGGGCAGGATCTCCTCCTTCAGCTCGTTGAATACGGCCGACATGTTCTTGATTTCGCTCTCACGCTCGGCGGGCGAGTTGTAGAGGCTCAGCACCTGGAGAATGAGGTTCTTGTCCTTGATGTTCGACTTCTCGACCAGCTCCTTGAAACCGTCCCAGTCCTCGCCGTAGGCTGCGGCGTCGATATCGAGGCCCGAATCCTTGAGCAGCTTGGCGATCACCTTGTGACCCGATTCGCTGCGGGCTTTCGACAGCTTGTCGTTGAACTTCTCGGGACCGTCGGGCGAAGCGTAACCCTTCACGGCGATGTTCTGCGTTGCGCGGTCGTTCGTGAGGTTCTTGTCCACGTTCTCCTTGAATGCGCCGAGGTTGGCGGCCTTCTCGTGCTTCTTCGTCACGACCGACGAGTTGATCGTGTAGAGCAGGTCGGTCTTGTCCACTACGGTGGTGATGCGTTTGAAGTTGTTGTCCATCTGCTCCATCAGGTCGCGGCGCACGTGCTCATAGGTCGCGTAATCGCCCTGTTCCAGCGCATCGTAGAGAATGCCGATAAACCGGCTCTTGTTGCCGCTGTTGGCAAGGTTGTAGCTGAACTTCTCTACCTCATACTGGAAGCCGAGGCTGCCGCTCGCCTGCGCGATGGTGCGCAGCGTCGCCATAAGGTCGCGCTTGATGTTGGAGACCGGCAGGCTGAAAATCTTACTCGCTTGAGCAAGCAGCGTGAGCATTGCTTCCTTGCGGGTCTGCACTCCGTTTCCTCCAATGCTTTTGATGAAGATGCTGGCCGCGCTGACGAGCCCTGCGATGCTCTCCATATCAGGTCGAGACACGTCATAGCCCTGGAATAGCGACAGCGTATCTTTGACAACTGGAATTTTCGTCAAAAGATTCAGGTTGCTACCGACGTTGCCGTTCAGCACAACGTTGCCGATCAACTCAAGCGCGTTCTTCTCATCTCCCTCCACGCCCGTAAAAGCCGAAAAGAACTTCTCCCAATAGTCCTTGTCGCGGTCATCGTCGCGCAGACCGTCGACAATGCTCTGCGCCAGCGCATTCACAACGTCCGTGACAACGAGTGCCGTCGCCGCACGCCCAAGCGTTTTCAAAGCCTTGCTGCGCTTCGCCGGGTTCTCCTCATAGCGGAAGTTGTCATAGCTGCGTAGCAGCACGTTCAGGCTCATAATCGGCTCACCCATAAAGGCCGTCGCCTGCTGCGAAAGGTCCCCCTTTCCTCGCATGATGTTGCTGCGCTGCAAGATGCCGTCGACGACCTGCGTCTGGTCGATCATGTCGGTGAATGCCTCGTTGACTGCATGATAGAATTCATTGCTGCCCGCGCGGACGTCTGGCTTTTCGCGCTTTACCTGCCACTCGCAGGCGTTCCACAGCTTCCCCCACGTCGCGGCGTCCGCCTTGCCCGCAGCAGCGCCCGCGAGGTCGTTCAGCTTGTTCGTCACGCCCTCTTTACCGTAGAAGCGGTCTTTCAGCGTGTACGGCGACGAAATATCGAAACTGCCGACATCCTTGCGCATGGCAGTGGGGGAATACTGCATCGCTTTCTCCCAGCCGCTTCCCTTCGTCACGCCGCCGGTCATGCCCTTTGCCATGTCCTTCGGATCGAGAACCGCCGCCGCGCGGAAGAAGGCCGTCGGCTGCTGGATAACGACGCGGATGTTCGCGCCGACAGACGCGCCCTTGAAGTTGCCGGTAGCTTTTACCATTATTTTATCGCGGATCGGCTCAAAGTCTTTCGTGCCGATGCCGTTCTGAATGTCGCCCATCAGTTTTTGCCAGTACTGCTGCGCGCCATTGCCGCCCTTTTCGTCGAGCAGGCCCTTGACGCTCACGCCGGTCTTATTGCCCGCGTCATTGCGGTACTGGAAGTTGAAGAAACGGTTTGCATCCTCCATCGGTGCGAGCCATGCTGCGTAGTCGATCATGTCGGATGCATGGTCGGCGAACGTATCAAACACGCTGCGCAGCTCCACGGCGTTGTTCGCGTTCGGCGTCACCTGCTGCGCCATGCCGATATTCTTGATGGAGCGCACATTGCCGCTGTCCTTCTCGAGGTTGCTGTGCAGTGCTTCCTTTGCTGACTTGATGGGCCAGTAGTTTTTCTCGGTGAATTTGCGGTAGCCGTAGGCCTGCATGCTCGCGTCGTTGCCGTACTTGGCAAGCGTAGTCACCGTCAATTCCTGCAAGCCGTCCGCCACGCGCTTCTGCTCGTCCGTCAACTTGCCCGTGATGCGCTCGATATCGCCATCAGTCAAAAAGACCTGCTGCGTGCCGCGTGGCACTTTCGTCCTGCCGGTCTCCGCGCTCTTGATCTCCGGCTGGATGACGCCGCCGCCGAGCAGATGCCCAAGCGCCTGCTTGCGCTTGCTCAGAAGGTACAGTTCCATGATCTGCGGCGTCGTCAGTGTCAGCTTGCCGCCGTTGGCGACGGTGATGTCGTGCGTCTCCGCCTCCCACTTGCCGATGGCACTGCCGCGCGCGTCGCGTAGCGCGCCTTTCAGGTCGCCGTGGATAGCCTTTCCAGCAATATCCTTGAAGCCCGCCTCGCCCAGCTCGTCGCCAAGCACTTTTCGTGTCTTCTCGGCAATGTCGCGCGCCATGAGCTCCTGAGAATCCTGTGCATTGCGCAACATCCGGTAGATGCTCTTGCCCGTCTCGCCGTAGTGCGCGAAGAACGTGTACGGCGTCTCTAAGCTGATCGTCGTATTGCCGCCGAGTTTCTTCCGCCGCGTGCTCACGTCGGCCTTGAAAGCGTCCACCATCTGCTTTGTGGTCTCGAATTTGCTCTTGGAGAGCACCTTGCCTGCCGTCGAGACGGATTTCTCCACCGCGCGGATGGTCTTCCACATCGTCCCGAGCTCTTCCCTCGTCAGCTCGGAGAGCCGCTTGTCCTTCATGCCGATAACCTGTCCAAGCAGACCGTCCGAGCCGTCAGTTCCAAGCAGCGACGGGTCGATGACCATATCGTCGCCGTCTGCCTCTTTCCCTGAAAGAATATCTTGATACTGCTTCTGCAATGCGCGGAATGCCTCGGTGCGCTGCGTTGGTGTGCCGCTGCCGTCATAGACGTGCTTGCCGCTTTCGTCCACGGTGTAGGCGCTCTCCTGATTGATGCTGTTCAGCACTGCCGCCACCGCCGAGCGCATATTCTCGGGGATGTGCTTCGTGTCCGTCGGGCGCAGCAGTTTCTTCGACAGGTCTTTTGCGTGCCGCGTGATCTTCGCGCGCAACTCGCGGCGCTTCTGCCCCTCGCGGCGCGTTGCGTCCTTCTCACGGTAACGGTCTTTCAGTGCATCCAGCTTTTCCGCCTGCTGCGCGCGTGCCTTCTGCAAGGCTTCCTGCGTATGGCGCAGCTTTACGGCGTCTGTGCGTCCCTGGGCCATCTGTCCTGCGAGCTTCGCGTCCGCTGTGGCCTTGCGTCCTGCCGCTTTCGCCGCATCCAGCTTCTCCGCCTGCACGTCGGCAAAGGTCTTCTTCGCCTGTGGCAGGTCAAAGAATCGCTCCATGACGTCATTGGAAATGGCGCTGACCGCCTGCCCCATATAGCCCTCAAACGGATTATATTCGCTAACGCTGTACAGCTCATTTGCCACGTCCGCAATGCGCGCGATCTGGTCGCTCACGTTGTTCTCGCGCGTCTCACTGAAAAACTCAGGGTAGCTTTCCGCCAGCTCAGAATAGACCTGATCGACGTTCGTATGCTCGCCCTTGCCGAGATTTACCTTGCCGAAGAGGCCACGCCGGAAGTCGTCGTAGTCCGTGATGCCAGCTGCATCCTCGGCAGAGAGCGTGATCTTCGTATCTTTCAGGTACTTGCGCAGCTCGCTATACTCGCGGTATACCTCGTCATCCTTTGCGATGGAGCTCTCTGCGATGCGCTGGGCGATGGAATCCGCGCGGCTTCTCGCCTCGGTGTAGGTCAGCTCGCCGGTCTCGTCACCGCCGCGCGCGATGTAGTCATACAGGCTTGCAAGGTCTCCCGCGATCTCGCTGCCCTCGATCTCCGCGCCGTAGCGGCGCGTCAGCTCCTTCGCCGCCTTTTCCACGCTCTTGCTGTCGGTGCGAACGCCGTCGCTGCGGCGCGTCTGCCCCTTCCAGTAGTCCACGCGCTGACGCAAGGTCTCATTCTCACGTTTAAGCGCCGCGATCTCCTGCGCGTTCTCCGTGCCCTTGAGGGATAGGAACTGTGCAAGGCTCGATACCTGCGGCGTTGTTCCGTCCTCAAAATAGGCTTTGATGTCCGCGAGAACCTTGTTCGCGTGCGTGCCACGCGGGTATTCCGTGCTCGATACCGTCTGCCCGTCAGGCGTATCAAGGTCAAGAATGACCTCACCGCGATTGTGGCTGATGAAATCGGAGAGGGAATCGAGCTGGTTCTTTGTTGGCATGACCGAAAGGTTGATACCGCCGCTTTCCGGCGAAATGCGGATATTGCCCTCGCTCATAAACTGAACCATGCTCCCGCTGTAATCGCTGCCGCCGTAGTCATCGCCCAGCGCGTCGCGGATGTCACGGTGGTCGACCGTGCGATATCCGCCGGGGCCTCCTTCGTGCCTGCCGGAGAAGTCAAGTTTCTTGCCGTTCGTCAGGATGTATCCGGTCTCCGACCACTTGTAGGTATGCCCGAAATACTCGTCCGCGTCCTTGCGGTGCTGCTTCTTCTCTTCATCGGTGTACTCTTTCAGTGAATAACGCTTCTTGACATTCTCTCCGTTTTGGGGTACACTGCTTTCAGAAGCATTGGTGGACACCCCAACAGGGCGATTATTCGCTTTAGCTGTACCATTTCGGTACTGAAGGGGCGGTGCCGATGCTTTATTTTTATTTTCATTAAGCTGGATGGAGTAGACAAATTCTCCGTCCGGCTTTTTTCTTACATTTGCCAGCAGGTCATACACCTGTCCATCGATCTGCACGGTTTTGACGAAATACTCCCAGCCGGTCAGATTTTGATGTGCCTGCGTTTTCTTCCCCTGCTCGGCTTTACCTCCGTTGTAGGTCGCGTTTTCTACAAGCTCAAAGATGCTGCCATCCGCTCCGGTATTGATTTTCGCCTTCCATCCCTTTTGAGAGGATTTTTTATCGCCGTACACATTCTTGCGAAGGTCTGCTTCATCAAACTTCGCGTAGTAGGTGTTGATGCCGTCGCTGAACTTGGCCGTGCGCCCCGCGTATTCGTTGCGCATGATATCCATAAAGGCTTCCATGCGCTCTTTGTAGGACATTTTCTTGACATCCTCGCCGGTTTCGTAGACCTCGACGCCGTCCTTGTTCTTACCCTTTAAGTCAAAGCGCACGCCGCCCTCTGTGGCGGCATTTTTGCTGTTCTGCGCCGCCGCCTCAAATGCCTGTTGCAAAAGCCCCTCCGCTGTCTGTGCCTGCTGTTTCGCCTTGCCGGTCAGCTTGCCCACGATCTCGCGGATGGAGTCACGCAGCTTTTCAAGCAGCGTGCGGTCTTCGCTGTGCCTGCGGATAAACTCGTTCAGCACGTCCGTGTTGGCGATCATCTCGCCCGCGTAGTTCGCTGCAGCCTCGTCCAGCGCTTCATCCACGCTGATCTCAACGCCCATGCGGTTATACTGCTCATACAGAATGTTCGCCGCCTCGGCGACGTCGGGGTCTTCCATGATGGCATCGCGGAACGCCGTGTACTGCTCGGGCGCAAGCTCCTGCACGCGGTGTGTCCACTCATGGCCGACTACCTGCATCACGGGGTCCTGCGCATCCTTTGCAATGCGGATTTCGTTCCCCTCGATGACGCCGTTAGCCGTGCCGCCACGCACCGCGTCAGCCATGCGTACGCGCACGCCGAGCGCCTTTGCAACGGTGTTGATCTCGTCTGCCGTCGCACTGTCCATTTCACGTGAAACGTAGTCATCATAGACAAGGCCGCTGCCTCCGTCGCTCTCCTGTGCAAAGGTCTTCTTGCGCGTCTCGGCCTTCGCGTCATTCTGCCCTGCGACATAGCCTGCATAGGCCGTCTCATTCGTCGGGTTCGGGTTTGCCTTGCCCTCCACGCCCGCATTGTAGGCAGGAATAAAGTCTTTCACGTGCTCCGCCGTGTCCTTGCCCTCCTGATACGAGCCACGAATCGCCTTGCGCCCGCTCTCACCGAGAGAATTATCGAAGCGCGCGAGCGATTGAAGCGCCGCATTCGTGCCAACTTGTCCGCCACCAAGAACACCGCCGACCACTGCGCCGCCGAGAAATTCCTCTGCGGATGTACGCGGGTTCAAAATGGCGTTTTCATCCCTCGTTGATGCGAGCGGATTGCCTTTATTGTAGGCGACGTTCTGCGTCGCTCTTTCAAGAATGCCCTGCACAACTTCCTCTTTACCTTCTTCAAAGGCTGATTCAAGCCATGCTTTCCACGCAGCGGAACCGTGTTTCAACTGTTCTGGAAGCGTCTGAATACCGCCTCCAACTTCAACGGCAGCGTTCATCAGACCGTTTCCCGTGGCATAAAGTGCGGCCTTCGTGCGAGCGGTGTTGTTATCCACTCCGGCCTTCTCCATGTCATCAAGCGCCTGCTCGTAACTGGAACCTACGACTTGCGAGAATGAAAGCCAATACTGCGGGTCTTTCCCCATCGCAAATACGCTGTTGCGGATTGTGCTTGCAATGCTCGGGGCCATTTCCGTTGCAGCAGTCTTCGCAAGCGTCGCTGGCGTCGCCCCAAGGCTCGCGCCTGAGGTGAGCACCGCTGCGACCGCCTGCGGGGCTGCTGCGACGGTCAATGCGCCATACTTGTCAAAAATCTCAGCAGCCTTGCCGCCGCGCTCAACATTCGCCGCGTACTTGTTCTCTATCTCTTGCCCCTCATTTCGAATGCGGCGCTGTAACTTATTTGCAAGTCCGGAATCCGACAAATCGCCGAGCTGCTGTCCGGAAACTAACTCAAATGGGGAAAGTGCAACATCTTCCGCAAACGCAAGCGTGTCGGCAATGCCCTGCGCGGCTTGGTTGATGCCTTTCATAGTTGCTCCGGCAATGCCCTTCCCAACGGAATACTTCTGCTGTTTCCCGGGTGTTCTGTTCCCAGAAAATGTCGCTTTGCCAAGCCTGCTTTGGTTCTTCGGCGTCACGACATTTTGCTGCGTCACTGGCGTCGTCTTCACCGGGCTCGTACGATATACTGTAGGTGGCGAAGAGACCGGGGCGCTCGTGCTCCCGGTCTGCATCAATTTCCCGCGCCGCCCCTGCGCAACAGTGGTCGCAATCGGCTGCTCGGTCTTTAATTTCTTCTCATCGTTATTGGTATTCAGTGCTACCAGCTTTCCCATATCAGCCCTCCGTGTAAGTCAGCCCGTATTCGTTCAGCATCTTCTGCACGCGCGCCTTCTGCTCGTCGCTCAGCTTATCCCAGAAAGAATCAATACCTCCGACAGCATAATCGGTACGCCCCTGTGCAAGCATCGTGCGCAGACTGCTCATAGCCGCATTGAAATTGCTCGAATTATAGCCTTCGCTCGAGCCTCCACCGTTCTGACCTTCCAGCCAGTTTTCATAGTCGGAATAGAGCCCGCTCGAAGATGTAAAGCCGTACTTCTGGTAGTTAGCCTTCTGCGCAAGCCAGCTCTTGGGGTTCCCGCTTGCCTGCGCCGCAGCAAACAGGCCTTCGTAGTCCATCGATCCGCCGGTAGCTCCGCTACGTGTCCTGCCACCGGAAGTCCGGCGAGAGCCACCGCCGCTTGCCTTCCCCGCCGCTGCCTGCGCGGCCTGTTGCAATTTATACTGCCATTCCGCATTATAGCGTGCGTCCTCGATGGCGTCGCGTTCCTTCTGGTAGTCATAGTTGAGCTTGTCCTGCTGCTTCTGATACGCCAGTGCATCCGCCGTCTGCTGGTCGCCCACCTGATCGCGCGCGAGCTGATAGAGGTAATTGCGGTCAGCCAGCCAGCGGTTGTAGTTGTTGTCCTCAATCCCAATCAGCGTATTCAAGTCGGCGCGGTCGCCGCTCAATTTATCCTGATACATGCTATAGGCAAGCTGCTGTAGCTCGGGGATCTTGTCCGTCATCTGGCTCATCTGGTAGTCGCTCGCCTGTTGGCTCGCTGCCACCGCCGCCGTGGACGGCATCCCGCCCGTCATCACTGCCGCCTTGCCGAGCACATCCTCAGCGCTGCGGTCTGCCTCGCGCGTGTACTGCTTGCGATACTGCTGATAGAGCGGGTCGCTCGCTGCATCATAGGAAAACGGCGTGCGGTTCAGCAGTGCGTCGAGCTTTGCGCTGATCTGCCCGCTCTGATCGTAGTTGTAGTTGCTGTCGCCCAGCTTATCGAGCCAGCTCGTGTCAGCCTTTGCAGGGCTCGCGCCCGTGCCGAGTTTGATGTACTCGCTGCCGTCCACGCCGCCGGAATAGTCGTACTTCGCGCGGATTTTCTCCGCTGCGTCGTGCGCCGCCTGCTGGCCCGCCTTGTCTCCCTCGGCATAGGCCTTGTTGTATGCCTCGGTATACTGCCGGATGAGATCAAGGTCCCCCGAATCGTTGATGAGCGTCAGGTCTGTATTCTTGTGTTTGAAATTGTCTGCCATTGTCCCCTCACTTTCTGCCGCCCGTCACGTATTCGTACTCGAGCGCATAGAGCCGGTATTCTCCTGTGGCTTTGATTTTTAATCTAAAGTGGTCGCAGCGGCGGATCGGGCAGTCGAGAGTGAAAACGTCTTTCTCCTGTGCCCCGCAGCGGTCGACCTCTTCCCACGCGCCGCCGTCGAACTTGACAAGGAACACGACCGTTGCGCCCTTTTCGCATTCCAGCCGCGCCCGAACGCGCTGCACGTGCTTCGCGTCGAATGAGCCGCCGTCATAGTCGGCAAACTCCGCCTCGCTAATAACAGCGCCCTCGCGTGTTGCGCCGGTCGGGATATCTGCCGGATTCCCCAGCAGCACGCACCCACCGTCTACTAAGGCCATGATACCGCCCGAATAGGCCATTTGCACCACGGCAAGCGTATCTTCCTTATGCCACACGCCGTTCTCGCTGCTGTAGCAGTACAACGCCGCCTTGCCATCCTCTTTCAGGCTCACGTAGTAGTTGAGGCCGTCGCTCCCTCCCACCGCGTCAGAGAGGCGCACATCGTCGCCCAGCGTGTGGGAGATGCAGCGCGGCATGCCGCCGCTGTACGCCATGATGCCGACCTTTGAGAGGTAATAGAGCGTTTCCCCCGCCACGGCGAGGCTCTTGTGGCTGCCCCTCATCACACCGAGCACCGCGCTTGACATGAGTTGGAAGTTTGTCGGAACCGTGCCGTACATCTTGAATATTTTGTCTTCTTTGAAAAAGCACGGGTAGCCAAGATAGCTCACGCACGCCGTGAACGCTCCTGCCGTGCCGCTCTCCACGCTGAACGCATCCGTGGAGAGCCCGTCAAACACGTTCCAGTTGTACGGGTCGCCGAGCTTTGAAGCAAAGATGCTGTCGCCCTTGCATCCCCACACGCGGTTCTCGTTCGTGCAGACAAAATCCATGTCGGGCACGCTGCGATTGAGCGTGACTGTTCCAGGCTCCGTGATGCTTTCCTGCCCGTCGGGCAGGCGGAAGGTGTTTTCATAAAAGCGCAGCGTCTTTTTGTCCTCGCTGATCTCCCGGATGATGGGTGTGCGGTTGTTGTAGGTCTCCTTTGTGCAGCCCGAGATCGTCACGGCGTCGCCCACGTTGAACGGGAACGCCGCGCCGGTCGTCGTGATGCTGTTTGCTGCCGCCTTTTCGTCAGCATACGTGCCATTCCCGAATTTCAGCCCCGCCGCGGCGTAGCTCGCCTCCATCGGCTTGATCGTGCCGTCCTTTTCGCACACGATCTTGTCGGGGAAGATGAGCACGCGCTCGCCAAGTGCACAGAAAGTCTTTTCGCTATCTGCGACTATCGTCTTCTCTTCGCCGTTGATGTAGAGCTTCGTTCCGTATACCTCGTAGAGTTTGCCTGCGCTGAAAATGCCGTTTGCCTTGCCCATACCCTTGCGGACGGTATAGCGCCGCGCACGGGGAGCAAGAAGCGGGAAGTATCGCGCCGACAGGTTCTTCATGTCGTAGAGCTCGCCGCCCGCCGCGCCGAATGTGTGGTTGATGCCGCCGAATTTCTCCTGCTGCACGCGCCGGTTCGTATATGCCGTGATCTCAGGCAGTCTCATCTTTCACCGCTCCCCTTGCTTCGCCCTGCGTATCGCCTTCCTCGCCCACCGGGGCTTCTGTCGCATCGCAGATCGTCACGATATTGCGAAGCGACTGGCGCACCGCTGCCACCACGTCGACGGCATCACCCTTGACGTTCAAAATGCCGATCAGGCGCATCGCGTGCGCCGCTTCCTGCTTGATCTTTTCATTCATGCTCTTTACCTCCGATTGGGTTGCGAATAGCTCCCGTAATTGTTGACCGGTCGAACCGATAGCCAATTTGTGTTGTAATACGTCCCAATGTTGACGATCGCACGGTATCTCTTCCAGTTTGGGTTATAATACGTCCCGACGTTGATGACCGCCTTCGCGCTGCCTCCGCTGCCGCCGCCGCTGTACGTCGTTGCCGTGCCGGAATCGCTGTAATCTGAGACGATCCACGATCCGCCCCAGTAGTACATGTTGCATATCCATTCGTATGTCGTCCCCGGCGATAGCCCTGTTATCGTGCCGACAAAGGTGCTCGTCCCACCGCCGACCTCGCTCGAATCGAACGAGAACGTCCCGATGCCCGTGATGCGGATGTCGATTGAGCGCTTATACGTGTAATCCGACGCGCCGCCAGTAAACCGTGCGTAGACGCTGAGCTGTGTCCCGTCTCCGTCGACCGGTGACAGCGTACAATAAAAGCTCGCCATCTCTCACTCCTCAAGGAAAAACACCGTACCATACGGCGCGGCACTTGGCGGCGAAGCGCCGAACATGTAGTTGCCGCTCAGTACCAGATAGCCGCCGCCGAGCGAGACGACAGGGTAGTCGCTGGCATCGTCTTTTCCGATCAATGCAAACGGCCCCAGCTCGGATTCAAGAAAGATATTTCCCGCTGCGTGCATCTTCATGCCACCATAGGTCGCCGTCAGACCGACGCCGACCTGCCCCGTGCCCGTGTAGGCAAGATCCATGCTGCCGACAGGGGTATCTCCGGCCAGCAGGCTCACGCTCCCGCCGCGCAGCGCACCCGCCGTCAGCGTGCCGTCGATGTTGACTGCCTTGACGTGTAGATCGATGGTCCCCGTGCTCGCGATCTGCACGCCGTTTTTGTTCAGCGCAAAGACTGTGCCGTTGCTGCCGCTCGTTGCCGCCAACGTGATCTGATTCAAGTTCTGGTCGATGAGCGTCTGCGCCGCCGTGCCGTCGATCTTCCCGCTCACCTGCGTGCGCAGTCCGTTGACATCCGCCGTCAGGTTCGTCACGCTGCCGTCAAGGCTCGAAATGCTCGCCTGCAAGCCCTGCGCCGTCACGCCGAGCTGCGTGATATTCCCCTCTGCGTCGCTGATGCGTCCCGCAAGGCCTTTTGCCGTGATAGACAACTCGTTCACATTCTTGTCCGTATCCTCGATCTTGGCGTAGATCGGCTCGGAAATATTCTTGATAAACTCGCTCAGTGCATTCTGGTTGATGTTGCTCCCGTCCAGATTGAAGAGCGTATACCGAAGCTGTTCCAGAAGCACGAAAAGGTAGTCATAGACCCCGTTGATCTGCTCCTGCGTGTCTTTGCCTTCGCCGTTCGGGAAGGTCGTCTCCACCAGCTGAAATGTCGTCGGCACTTGTCATCACACCTTCCAGTTGCCCTTGCTTTCTTTGCGGTTTTCGCGCCGCCACCATGCCATAGCATCGGCCACCGCATCGTTGGCAATGGCGTGGTCGTTGGCATAGAGCGCGCTGTCCTGATTGTAGGCGTCGAGCTGCGCTGCCAGATATAGGTGGTAACACTCGTTGTGCCCGTCCGGCAGCAGCAATTCCATATCATCGACGCTTGCTGTGTCATCCTCCACGCTCACCTTGAGAACGGGGGCTTCCTCCCCCATCATCTCGGCGATTCGGTGCTCAAGCACCATAAGAATTTCCGCCTTGCGCGGCGTGCTCAATTTGTTAGGCCGCAGCGCGTCCGCGTCACGGATAGCTTTCAGCATTTTCATACATTAGACCTCCGTGAAATACTGTCCCACCAGCTCGTGAGGAAGATACTGAAGAGTGATTTTGTTGCCGGACTGCTCTCCGATACGCTCGCACTTGTACGTCTTGCCGTCCTCGCTGTCGAGGTAATACTTGCCATACTCGTACTCCATGCCGCGGCTTGCGGGGATGGGGTCATCCTGCGTGCCCGCGTGGGTAACGTCGATCACGACCCAGAGCGCGGGCGTTGCGCTCGGCTTCCAGCCCTCCTGCGAGGTGTGCGCCTGACGGCACTTGTACACCCTGCCGCCGTAGCTTCTGCGGTCGCCCTCCGCGTAAGCAACAGGATACGCCCATGCCGTGATGAGCTCGGGCACAGTCGCCGCCTCGCCGTCGCTCAGGCTGACCGCCGCCTGCTCGATGATGGGCCGCAGTTCCACCGCACGAGCGTATGTGACCGGCGCGCCCGCAAGGGCGGTAACGGTCGCTTTGGCGCTTTCCGTTTCCGTGGGCTTGCCCATCTTAATGGATACCGTGCCGTCGCGGTGGTCGGTGATGTCGCCCGCAAGACTGTACTCGCTGTTGTCGTACTCATTGACGACTTCCTTGGTCTCGCCCGTGGGCTTCCCCTGCTCGTCCAGCACGTCCACCATATCGCGCTGCACGATGCTCCACGGCGTATTGTCGGGCAGCAGTGCCGCCACGGCGTCGTGGGACATGGTGAGGTAGATGGTTTTGGTGTCACGTCCGTCCCACGAGCGGTCAGTACGGTTGCCGTTGACCGTAGCGGGGTATTCCGTGTTGTTGACTTTGATGTGGATACTCATGTGTGCTCCTTTCTATTGCGGCGTGGCGTTCTCTTGCAGCCACGCCAGAAGATCGCCCGAGGGGGCTTCGTCGAAAGTAATGGTGCGGTATGCTGTGTCGCGCCACCCGCGACGCTGGTCCCATGCAGTGGAGGCAAAACCGCTTCCCAAATATGACATGTTGGGATTGTCCCCCCTGTTTATTATTTGGATTCCTGTAATTGTTTTGGAGCCTCCTTCGTAGTGTGCGCGTGTGCTAAACGTGGTTGACGTAGTAGAAACAGGGATTGAAAGTGTCTGATTGAAGTACCACGTCAAGCTCACATCCGGCTCAAAGTTGATGTCATATCCCGTCCCGCCGATAAGCGTCCTGCCCTTTTTGATGCTGTACACAGTACCATTGACGAGGCACTTCCCGCCCTTGACGGTGTAGGCCGTGCCGTTGATGAGGGTCTTGTGTGCGGTGAGGTTGATGGTGACAACGTTGCCGCTGTCGTCCACGAGGGTATTGGAGGGGAGGATGATGCAGGGGCGGATTCCGTAACTCTTTGTTACGGAATCACTATTGTAGGAATATCCGCTTACCAATCCGGCCGCATCACTATATTGCAAAGTGATTATGGATCGGAGCCACCACTTGGTGAGGGTTCCGTTATAAGTGGCAAGGTAGGCAGAGTTATTGGTAATACTCTCTGCGAATCCGTCTAAACCCGCACCATCCGCCGGAAATATATTTCTAAAGTTGAGTTCATAACCGCTAAGAAGAAACACTTTGCAGGACAGACCGTTTGCGCCGCTCTGCACGCTTCCGCCTTTTCCACCTTTGAGATATGGAATCTTCACCTGTTTGATCGCATCACGGATGTTGGCGTCAAACAGATTCAGGAACGTGCTGTTTAAATAGGAGTGAATAGAGCTGTTTTCGTACAATAACTCAGAATTACTATTCCACTGTCTCATCTCATAGCAATCCTTCATCAGCAGCCACGTTCCGTCGCAGCTTGCGTCATACAAGCTGCTCGGCTTGCCCTGATGCACCACGAGGAATTCCTTCCGCACACCGCCGACGTTGAGGTACACGGACGAGCCGACCGCCAGTGTGCTGATCGCTTTGTTCGCCATGCTGCCCCTCCTTAGCCGTACAGCCAGTTGATGGCGTAGTTCTCGGTGGGCGTGGTCTCAGCGTTCACCAGTGTCTGCTTGACAATGTTGCCGGATGCAATGTAGTCGCTTCCGCGCGTCGCCGCCACCAGCCCGCCCGAGCCGTTGCCCTTGATGAGAGAGGTGGTGGAGGGCACGTTCACGGGGCCTGCGGGGCCCTGCGGGCCGGTCGCACCGGTTGCGCCTTTCTCGCCCCGCTCGCCCTGGTCTCCCTTGGGGCCTTTGATGTTGACCGTCGCGGGATTCGCAAGCCCGCCGTCGTTCGTCCAACTCAGGTCTCCCGCCGCGGACACAGCAGGGGTAAAGGTCGCACCTTTCGCGCCGTCCGCACCGGCAGGGCC